AGGACAGTGTACTATATTGTAAATTATGAACGACTCAAAAGAAACAGAAGACACTCCTCATGTTGGTAGCGCTAGCCACCATGAGCCAACAGCAGATGCTGGAATTAGCGTAACGAAGTACTCCGATGGTATCGAAGGGCCATTGGATCACAGTACAGTCCTTCAATCTGCTATCCCAGGTGACCAGCTTTCGGGCTGGTTCTCCAGACCACGCTTGATTTACACCCATGTGTGGAATGTGGGAGCTCACATGGATAGCATCGTTTTCGACCCGTGGGAACTTTTTATGTCTCAGAAGAGAGTTCTTGAAAAGACTAGGGGCTTCCGCTTTATGCGGGGCGACCTTCACTTGAAATTCACAGTGAATGGACAGCCTTTTCTCCACGGGATGGCGATGGTGACATACAAGCCAGTGTCTTTGCCGGTTTCTTTTACTACATCTGAAGCCGCTGAGATTTTCGACTTTTCAGGGGGCTCTTTTGAGCGCCTGCCCGGGATCACTCCCGGGTCAGCACTCTACCAGCCCTACATGATGCTGTTGTCATCACGCCCACACGTTTTCCTGACCCCGTCTAATGACATGGGAGCTGAAATGACGCTCCCTTTCATTCATTTCAGGGACTGGGTGATCATCAACGAAACTCCGGCCAGTGCTCTTGGCACCGGCTTGGGCTTCGGGTCACCCCCGACGGCAATATCCGAGCCACTAGGGAAGATCTCCATAGATTCTTTTGAAGCTTTGAAGAGCAACTCCTCTGGTGGCACTGGGTCCGCCAACATCTCCGTTTACGCGTGGTTTGACAAGATTGAACTAGCTGTCCCTACTCGCTTCGAGAATGGGACTGCGGCCTCTGGCCTTTTCGAAGGGGTGAGCGCCGGTCCAATCAGCCGAGTCTTTGCTGCGATCTCAGCAGTGGGTTCTTCAGTTTCGACTGTGGCTTCCACTGTGGGGAATGCGGCCAAGGCGCTTGGGTACAGTAAGACTCCCATCTGGGCGTCTGCCACTCCTGTCACCACCAACTCCGGGTATGGGTACGCCAACACGACAATCTCGCCGTTTTGCGAGTCTTTGGCACTCAATCCTGAGGCGCGTGTCGATTGTGATTCCGCTGACGTTGGCCTTAGTGGCTCCGATGAGATGACGTACAAGCACATCTTGTCAAGAGAGCAATTTATTGGCTCCACGCGGTTTCACGACAACGGAACCACCCCCACCGGCTCCAGGATTATGGACTTGATGGTCACGCCAGATTTTCACTGGCTCCTCCATGATGTTGTGGAAGGGGTGAACTACCAGAAGGTGGTCTACAACTCTGTTGGATCTCTCATCGCAGACTCACACATGTACTGGCGAGGCGACATCACATACACTTTTAAGTTTGTGTGCAACAAGTTCCATAAGGGCAGGCTACTCATCACTTTTGATCCGTGTGTCACTGGTTTTGAAAGCTACCCCCCTCCTTACTCCACGGATGGAGTGGGATTGGGTGCGCAGAAGTCGATGATTGTCGACCTTTCGGAGAATCTGGAGGTTTCCTTCACAGCTCCGTACACCCAAACCAATCCCTGGACGAGCACTGCGCCCATGTACGCCTGGGATTACAGTTACTCCCACTTGTCTTGGTCCCCGATGAGACGGTTGGGTTCAA